GTCGCGGTGTCGCCCTGGACGATGACGGCGTTCGGCTTCTCGTTGGCGCGAAAACCAAACCAGATGAAGTTGGTGAAGTCATCGATTACGCCTTTGATCCCGGCATGTAGTCCTAGGTCCCAACGGGTTTCTAAAGCCATTTTCTCCGCTTTGCCCGCCAAGTCCGGCGACTGTCCGCTGAACCACATACGCACGTCAACGCCGCGCTCTCTGAGCGCGCGGACGACCGGCTCAAGCTTGATCTCTTCCGGCCTCGTGCCGTAGGCGACGACGATCTTCATGCTCTTCCCTCCTTTTCTCCCAACCTACGCTTCGCTACCCCATTTGTCAAGACTGGCGACGAGCGCGAGCGCCAAGTCCTCCGTCGTCGCTTCCGCCGCCTGCACGACCTGCTCCATCGCATACTCCTTCGCCTCTTCGGGCACGAAATGCTCGACGAGGCAAGCCGCCGCATCGAGGATCGGCGCCGTGAGCGCATGGGCCACCTCATGAGCGATCACCTGCTCCCGTTCCTTCGCCTTGGTTGCGAAGTAACCCGGCCTCACCACGAGCGTCGCGTACCTGTACCTCCGCGAAACCTTGATGGCCGCTTCCCCATCCTCGTTCGGGTCGTACTCCACGTTCCAGTAGGTCACCTGCCTGTACGCGAACCTCGCATACTTGCGCAGCAACCGCTCGATCTCCTCGCGTACCCATTCCCACTCGGGGAAGTCTCCATGAAACCGGATCTCGATCAACTCACTCATGCGGCCCTCTCCTGATCGGGGACAAGAGCGGGGACATGGGCCGAAAAACGGGCCGTTCATGCCCCATTCCAAGTGATTGCAATTCAACGAGTTGGCAGAGCGGGGACATGGGGTTTTCGCCGGGTTTCCCGTGTCCCCGACCTAACCTCTTACCAGCCAACGAGTTAGAAGCGTCGGGGACAGGGTTTTTCGGGGTGTCACTCGTGTCCCCGACTTAAGTACTTCCAAATCAACAACATACGAGTGGGGACATGGGTGCGGGGACAACCCTTATATATATGGATAGGGTCACACCTCTCCACCTGTCCCCACTTCTTCCTTCTTCCGTAGCAGCCCAGGCCAAGGGAACTCGACTCCTTGGTCGCACGCCCTCTGGTACGCCTTCTTCACCGCCTCGAACGTGCTCCCAGTACGTTCCGCCACGTCCCGGAACACGTCGTTCATGGACTGCACGCGCGCGAGCAACTCGGCCCTTTCCTGCGGCGGCACACACCCCGGCCAATAGGAAAGAAGCTGCATATGCACGTTGAGCGGCTCGAAGAACCCTTGCTTCGTGCGAGAAAGCCCGATCTCCTGCACCGGGGACTTGTCGATGCGGGTCTTCCTCACCTTGAGCCTGTAGTAAGGCGCCGACTTGGGCGTATACAGGAACTGAAGCGAACTCGATGCCACGGCTTCCCATTCCTTGGGGCCGCTGAACGCATCCGGGTCATCCTCTTCTTCCTTCTCCCCCTTCCACGCCGGCTTCTTGCGTTGATGCCTGATGAAGACGAACGCCGCTCTCCCGCACGCTCTCCTATACATCTTCACGACCTCGCGCGCTACCTCCGTCACGCTTTTGTGCTTGGGCGTCTCGTATCCATCGTCCGCGGTATCCAGGATCACCGCCACGGGCTGGATTTGGCGCACGAGGTCCTCCAGCTCCTTCTCCTGCTTGTAGATGTCGAACGGGGCGATCTGGTCCCCTCCGTTTTGCTCCGGCACCGGGATGTAGAGTTGCCCTCGAAAGTCCATGCCCTCGCTCTCCGCCCGCTCGATGAGCCTCCTCGTCTCCTCGACGGCCATGTCGAAGGGCAAGTAGATCACCGGCCCCGTCTCATCGATCGGAAAGCCCAACCAAGGCTTTCCGGAAATGAAGGAGTACGCAAGCTGAATCACGAGGGAAGACTTGCCGATTCCCTGTCGCCCGTACAGCATGAGCGACGAACCGCGCATGAGGAACGGCCTCATGATCCAGGGAGGATTCTCCTCCCTGGATGCCAAGAAGTCTTCGGCCGTAATCAGCCGTAGGGTGGGCATCACCTTCCTCTCTTCTCGTTTTGGTCGTTGCTCCCGGAGTGGAAGCAGCGGACGCACGCGCGTGCGCGGGCGAGTGTCGAGGGAGGCGGCCGGACCAGGAAGGGCGGGTCCATGGAGGGGTGCCTGGCGGGAGCCCGGCCGTCGTGCGCCGCTGCCCCACGGAAGCAACATACCAAACTTAACACCCTTTCGCAAGCCCTGGCCCGCTAGACTTGACAGCCATGGCCGACATCATTATCTTATGGTCGCGCGCGTGAGCCTCCGACGCGCGCATGAGGGAGCCGCCGCAGTCCGGGCGGCTCCCTCCCCTCCACGCCTCTACACAAAAGCGCACGCGCATCCTGTAGGCCTATCTACTATTGAATGCGAAACCTTGCCCTAAGCGACTTCGGATGGGAGTACCTCCGCCTCGCGGAGACGCACGAATCCCACGACACCGTGGAGATGCGACCCGTCGCCGCGAAAGGCCCGCTCTGGTTGTGGGTTTGCCCTCACTACGAGTGCGCTAGACGCGGCGGTTTTGTTCGCACACCCGCCTCGGTGCAGACTCCGGTTTGCTCCGGAGGCCTACCATGGAGTTTCACCACGCGACCTTATGCCGGAGAGCACACGAAAGAACCGTGACCCGGACAGGTTTGCTCTTCTGAAGGAAGGCATCCCGCCCAACAAACGTGAGGACATCAAAGACTTACCGCGTTGGGTCAAGACCGCGCTGGTCCGCAAGGAGGTCTACGGCGAAAGCTACAACGACGCGGCCAAGGCGCTGGGGCGTACCGGACGCACGTTGGCGCAGTACGCTTGTTCCCCGGCCGGCAAGAGGTGGAGAGAGCAGCTCCAGCGTTGGGCAGACAACCCCGTGGAACTCGCCAAAGCATACCTCTCCGCCAACGCTCTCAACATCACGCTTGACCGCATCTTCTTCCTGGAAGCCGCCAAAGCCGCAGGCGACTACGAAGCCGGCGACAAGATCGCCCGCGACATCATGGACCGAATCCAGGGACTCGAACGCCGTTCCGCCCAGGCCAAAGGTCTGGACCTCACCAACATGACGATCACGGTCAACCTGGGAGCCGGCACCGCCACCTTGGAACCCACCTTCGCGGAAAGCTCCTACGAAAAAATCCAAGACGCCGACTTCACCGTTGAGTCGTGAGCCAGCTTTCCTTCAAGCCCGGAGACGAGACCTGGCACAAGATCCGCCGTCTTTGCACCGTCTCCGTCCCCGGCAAGCATAGCGCGCTCTACTACCTGAACTCCGTCGTCCTGGGCATGGGTCCTCTCGTGCCCATGACCTACCGGGCGCACCTTGCCATGTGCCTGTTCGCGGAGGGCGCGACCGGCATTCCGGAGATCGACCAGGCGCGCGTCAAGATGGTGCTCGTGCCGCGCGGATGCGGAAAGAGTTCGCTTCTGACCAAGGGCCTCTCTCTCCTCCACCTCCTTTCCCAAGACGATTGGAGCGTCGGCATCGCCAACGAGATCGAGGACAACGCAATCGCATTCCTCGGCTCGATCAAGGCGGAGTTCGAATCGAACGATCTCCTCCGCGCGCTCTGGCCGGAGCGTATCCCCGACTTCGCCACGACGACCTGGCGTTCAGACGAGATCGTAATCAAGCGGGCGAAGCCGAACCCGGTTTCGCCCAGCGTTCTTGCGACGGGCGTGGGCGGCACCGTCACAGGCAAGCACATGAAAAGCTGGGTGCTCGACGACCTCCTGTCGCAGAACGCTGCCGAAGCCGCCTACCGGGGCAACTTCGAGGAAATCGAGAAGGTCAACCGTTGGATCAAGCGCCTCCCTCCTCTTCTCCAGTCTCCCGAACGAGACCCAATCTACATTTTTGGCACACGCTGGTGGGCCGGAGACACCTACGAGTTCTGCGAGAAGTTCTTCGGCGGCCTCCCGGAGAGCGTGGACTTGCGCGAGATCCCTCCGGACTTCGAGTGCATTTGGTCCCTCACGATACCGCCACAGGTCGTATCGTGGGACTACGACCGGGACGGCAAGGCCGAGCGCGTCGAAATCCCTGGCGAAGTCCAGCACATCCGCCTCTACCGCAGAGGCGACATCGCCGTTTTCAAGCGGGCCGCCATCGACGAAAACGGACGCTCGATCTTCCCCGAGCGGTACACGCTGGAAGAACTCGAACAGATCCAGCGCAGGGACCCGGTTTTCTTCGCCGGCCAGTACATGCTGGAGCCCACCGCAGGCGGAGCCTCCGCCTTCCAGACGGCCTGGCTCAAGACCTACGAGTGGGACGGCCCCAACTTCCTGCGCTTCCAGGACAACGCGGGCAACACCCACACCATAGCAATTCGTGATCTTGCGATCTTCGTCTCCGTCGATCCCGCCTTTTCCGACAAGCACTCCTCCGCGCGGAGCGCGATCCCCGTCGTCGGCACGAACGGCCGCGAAATCTTCCTCCTGGAAGACTTTGCCGACAAGTTCGGCGTGGACGACATCGCCAACAAGGTATGCGACTTCTGCCTTCGCTACCCGGTCCGAAAGATCTTCGTCGAAACCATCGTTGCGCAGGTTGCCGTGGCGGACGCGATCCGCCGTATCGCGCGCGAGCGCGGCATCCCGCTCCCTCCGATCGAAGAGATCCGCTCGCATGGCCAGCAGAAGAAGGAATGGAGGATCTACGGCCTCGAACCTTACTTCCGCAAAGGCATCTTCTATTACCACAAGTCGCACACCCGCTTCCTTGGCGAGTACGCCTCGTTTCCGCTCGGCGCCCTCCGCGACATCCTGGATGCCCTGGCCTTCCAGCGAGAAGAGTGGGAGCGCGCGGCCCGCTTCGCCTCGGGCGCCGCAGGGCTTTCCGAGACGAAGCGCCTTGCGGCCGAACAGGCCGCGATCGAGCGCGTGCGCAGGGCCTGGGGACCGAGAAGGCGCCTCGGCTGACGCCTCGGCTGACGCCTCCCAAGGAGGCGTCAGCCGACTTGCGCTCCCATGTACATTTACATAAGCAGGATTATCCTACCTCTCCTTCCTTCCTGCCCATGGCGAAAAAGCTCACCGCACGCAAAGCCAAGAAGATCCTCAAAGAAGGAAAAGTTCACGGCAAACCCCTGACCGAACGCCAGCGCAGGTTCTTCGGCGCCGTCGCGGGCGGACAGAAGCCCGGCAAGAAGAAGTCCTAAATGCCAGTCCTCCAACCCATCTCCTGGAACTCCCGCCGCAAGGACGAATTTCGCAACTTCCTCCAGTTCGAACTCTCGAACACGATCGGGGACCGCGCCGAACTGGAGCGCAAGTGGGAAAACTGGATCATCCAACATCGTGCCGCCCTTCCAGGCGGCACGAAGGACTTCCCCTACGTCGGCGCATCCGACATCGAAGTTCCGCTCACCGACATCCATTACCAGCCCGTCTACGCGGACTTCATGCAGACGCTCCACGCGCCGGAGGACTACTGGACGGTTACCGCGCGAAGGGCGGACCGCGTGGACCACGCCAACGCCGTAAGGCGCGGCCTCACGGCCGTGGAGAAGCATTTCATCAAGATGCGCCGCGTGAACATGCGGCGCTTCATCGACCAGATCCTCCTCGGCACGGCCGTCGTCAAGAACCGCTGGCACGCCGAACGCAAATCCGTCCGACGCTACACGCCGGACGGATCTATCGAAAAAGCACTGCACCGCGTCTCCCAGCCGCGCATCGAGCACGTCCCGCTCCAACGCTTCTACTTCCCTGCGGACGCCTGGTCCATCGACCCGGACGCACCCGGCGGCGCTCGCTGGCTCGCCCAGGAGTTTTTCGTCACGCCCTCCCAGCTTCGCGTGTGGGCCAACGGCGCGGACCAGCTTCCCGGCTTCGACCGCGACGCGCTCGCGCGCGTCATCCGGTTCGTCGAGGACAAGGAGCGCCCCGTGGACCAGGTGGTCCACGAGGAGCAGGGTTTCAAGCCGTTCCACGACCAGAAGATCAGGGTCTTCGAGGTGTGGGCGCGTTTCGACGTGGATGGCGATGGCGTGGACGAGGACGTGACGGCGATCTTCCACCTGGAGTCGCTGGAAATCCTCCGCTCCCTCCATAACCCGTTCTTCCACGGCAAGTGGCCGTTCCACGTCACACAATTCCTGCCTTCGTTCGGCATCCTGGGGATCGGGCTCGCGGAACTCGACGAGTGGGCGCAGGAGACGGCTACGAAGCTTCTCAACGCCCAAATCGACAACGTTCTCCTCGCCAACACCCGCATGTTCGCGGCCCCGCTCGGATCGAACATCCAGCCGAACGAGCCGATCTACCCAGGCAAGGTCTGGCTCTTGGGTCCGGACGAGAGGATTCAGGAGATTCGCCTGAGCGAGGTTTATCCCTCGCTCCCCACGGTCTTCCATCAGATCCTCCAGATTGCGGAGATGCGGACCGCCGTCTCGGAGATCCGACAAGGCAACCTCCAGGGGCTCCCGTCGCGCACGCCGGCAACCTCGCTCCTCTCGATCCTCCGCGAAGGCAACAAGCGGTTCGACATGATCCTCACGAACGTGCGCGACACGGACTCGGAGATCGGGCTTCGCGTCCTCCAGAACCTCGCACAGCACTTCCCCGACGACCAGGAACGCTGGATCGCCTTCTTCATGCAGGCGCTCGGAGAGCGCGACGCGCAACTATTCCTCGAAGTCCTGGCCTCCTCCGTCGCGGACATCGAGGAATCCTTCGGCGTCAGCGTGACGGCCACGTCCGCACAAGTCAACAAGGAAGTCGAGAAACAAGCCTTCATCGGCCTGCTCCAGATCGTGGGGCAAGTGGGCGCCCAACTCGTGCAAGTCGCGCAACTTGCGCAGTCGAGCCAGCCGGGCACCCCGATCTACGAGACCTCCGTCGCGCTCTACTCGGGAGGCGTCGAGTTGTTGAAGCAACTCCTTGCCCGCTTCGACATCCAGAATCCATCCGAGTACCTGGGGAACATGGAGGCGATTGCCAATGCCCTCCTTGCCCAGGCGCAAGGCGGGAACGCCGCTACCGCCGCGTTGGCAGGCCCGTTGGGCGTGCTCGGCCCCGCAAGCGGAGTGCCTCCGCAGATCCTTGGCCCAAGCCAGATCGGAGGGCTCTTCGGGCTATGAAAAGCAAAGGCAAACAATGAAGCTCTTCTCCCTCTTCCGTCCTTCTCCCGCTCCCGAATCCCCGCTCGGTCTCACGCGCGAGCAGATCCAACTCCTCGGTGTTCTCAAGAACACCGAGGAGTGGGGCGTGTATTTGGAAGCCCTTGCGCGCCTCGTTAATATTGAGAGTGAAGTCCTGCTCTCCTCGCAGGATGCCTACCACGACACCCTCCGCAAGGGCATCCTCCTCGGCCTTCGCAGAGCGGCTTCCCTCGTAGACGAGATCCTTACCAAAGCAGAGCAGAATGAACAACAGCGCAACCGAGCAGAACAACGACGCGAATACGCAGACTCCATCCGCAAGTTCGCCCTCTACGGAACCCCAGCCTGGCCCGCGTGGTCTCAAAGGTAGCGGGCTTCGCTACCGCGCCGAAGATGGCGTGCCGGAGTGGGCCGTGGGCCGGACGGCGGACGAAATCCTGGAGATCGCCAAGAAGATGTATGAGGTGGTGGTGCAGGCGCCCCAGGCTCCTGCGCCTCCCGCTCCCGCGCCTGCACCTGCGCCTTCGCCGGCGCCTGCACTGGCGCCCCAGGCGCCAGCGCAGCCTCCGAATCCGGACCTGATGCTCACCGACCCGGCCGAGTACCAGCGCCAACTCACCGCCTACAACCAGTGGCTCCTGGACCAGCGGCTCCAGCAGGTATCCGTGCCGGTGCTTGCCTCGCAGGCGCAGATGGCGCGGAACGTGGTCCGCTCCGACCCGGAGTACGCGGACGTGTGGGCTTCCTACGGCCCGGAGATCGACGCGGAGATGGCCCGCCTCCCGCTCGAACAGCGCGCCAACCCGGAGATGTGGCGCCTTGCAACGGAAATGGTTGCGGGCCGGCACAGGAAAGAGCTTGCCGCGAAGCTCGCGGCCAAGGCGGCCGTTCCGGCGGATGCCGGGACGGTGCCCGCAGACGCGGGCGTTCCGCGCATCCAGCCGAACGCCCACCTCGATCCCATCGACCGCCTCTTCGCGGAGGTGCCCGCTATCCGCGAACGCTACGAGAAGGCAGGCGTCTCCGCGCAAGCCGTCAAGGATCACGCGCGCGCGATGGGTCACTCCCTCGAATCCTACGCTGAACTCCTCCGCAAACAGTACGTCGTGACTTCCCACTGATGGCTACTCAACCGATCGCTCCGACTCCAAAGAAGCAGAAGCCTCTCCTCTTCGCGGACGACACCTACGATCCCTCGCAGTTCGATCCCGACCTGTGGGAGCAGCGCGCGGCCGATCCCGGTCGCATCCCTGGCTACTCCGAAGTCGTTCAAGCGAACGACGTTGCACAGGCCGACGACTTCCTGTTCCAGCAGCGCCAGCGCGAGTTCGGTCTTGGCGACAACCGCTTCTGGAACAAGGAGAAGGTCTACGAGTTGATCGGGGCTCGCCCGCGCGAACTCGAAATCGATTTTGCTTGGCTTCCCATCTCCGGTCCAGGCGGTGGCGCCCTCTCGCCTGACCAGGCCAGGATGCTCGATCACTACATGAACAAGGAGGGCTACCGGCTCGTCACGATCGAGAACCGTGACGATTTCCGCAAGCAGTTCGGCTACGACTTCCCGCCCACGGCTCGTGTCGAAGCCGACGGCTCGATCCGGCGCGGGGTCGATCTCGCGCTTTATGCGCGTCCAGGCGATGTCGCCCGCAAATGGGAGCGGAAACGCAGGCAGTTGGCTGCGGAAGCGGACGCTCCGAGCCTTCCGGACACGATCACTGCCGGCGGCTATGCCACGGAGACGTTCCGGGAGGAATCGCAGGAAGGTTCGATCCATTACGGCAAACGCTAACGCAAGGAGGCCAAACCCATGCCCTTCAACGGCTTCATCTACGCTCGCGGTCCCTACGAGACCGATGAGCGGGTGGCCGTGTCGGCGTTCAGCAAGGGCGACATCCTCATGCTGGACAGCAATTCCTCGCTGTCCCGCGCGAACCCTTACGGCGCCCAGGACAACTTCGCCATCGCCCTCGCGGACTCCACACAGGCCATCAACGGCAAGTCCGTGGTCCTCATCCCGAAGCCCGACACAGAATTTTGGGCTCCGGTCAACTCCGCGATGACGGCCGGCCGGGAAAGCGGCATCTCGTTCAACCCGGCGAACGGGCGCTACTTCCTGGACGGCTCCACGACCACCGTCAGGGCGGTCGTCGTCAAGGGCACCGACGAAGTGGACCAGTCGGTTCGCTCCCAGGTGCTCTGCAAGCTCATTTACCACGACGGCAACCTCGTCCTCTAACGGAGGGATGAACTCATGGCCATGACAATGCAGGAGTTCATCACCCTCGCGGATCACGATCTCGCGGAAATCCGCTTCGAGGTGGAGCGCGAGCTTCCCGAGCAGTACAGCAAGTTCTGCAACGTGGTCACCCAGGCCGACCTTTACCGCCGCGAGGCGAAGATGGCCGGCTTCGGCGACTTCGCGGAGATCCCTGAGGGTGGGAACGTCACCTACCAGACCGCGATCCCGCCGGTCACGCGGCGCTACGACCTCGTGAAGCGCGGGTCCGGCTACAAGATCACCGAGAAGCTCTGGAAGTTCGACCGCTACCGTGAAGTCCAGCAGTTCGAGCGCGCGCTCATGCGCGCGGACCGCTACGACACGGAGAAGTTCTTCGCCGCGATCTTCAACAACGCGACGAACACGACGATCTCCGCTGGCTTCGACGGGCTCCCGCTCGCCAGCACGGCGCACACCCGTCTGGACGGCGGCGCGGTGATCTCCAACCGCTTCACGGTCAACCAGGCGCTCTCTCTCACTTCCTTGATCGATGCGGTGATCGCGTTCCGGAAGTTCGTGGATGATCGGGGTCGCAGGTATCTGTCCGAGCCGCGCACGCTCATGATTCCCACGGACTTGATCGTGACGGCGCACGAGATCCTCCAGTCCGCGCTTCGCCCGGACACGGCGAACAACACCACGAACGCGGTCCGGATGTTCAACCTCGTGGCGGAGGAGTATCCGTTCCTCACGTCCCCGACCTACTGGGCGCTCCTCGGTCCGAACCACGACATCAACGCCATCTGGAACGAACGCCCGAACACGAAGAACGAAACCGACTTCGATTCGCAGACGATCAAGCGGTTCGTGCAGAAGTGGATGGGTCGCGGGCACGGGGAATGGCGCGACTTCTTCCTCGGGAGCACTTGATCCCAAAGGAGCCTGCCCATGAGCCTCCATACCACGAACCTGGGTCCCCGCGTGGCCGTGAGCGCGTCTCACGGCTACGCCCACGGCTCCATCGATCTCGGGACGCTGGATCTCACGGAAGCGCAGACGCTCGTGCGCTCCACCGTGTCCAGCGCGTCCAGCACCGTCCTGAAGGACGGTGAGTTCGCCGTCGTGAGCCTTGCGGCCTCCGCCGCGACGCTTGCGTTCCGGAGCGGCAACACGGTCTACCTTTGGAGTTCCACGACCGCACAGGCGGTCTAGCGGAGGGAACCGATGGGACTCAACTTCAGCGTTCCCTTCGATCCCTACGGCGGACTCCCCGAGTCCGCCGTAACCTCGAACGTCGTGGATGCCCGCGACGCCTACACCCTTACCTATTCCGTTTGGACCAGCGCAGGCACCACGTCGTTGCTTACCTTGCAGGTCAGCAACGACGGCGTGCGCATCGACGATCCCATCGCCGAAGCATCCTGGTCGGTCTGGACCGCCTTCACACCGACAGGGCCTACCATGGTGGCAGGTCCTGTCGGTGTGCGCTGGCACCGCTGGCTCCGCACGCCCTCCGCTGCTTCCGTCCGCATCACGGCGAACAAGCATGTCCGATGACGCTCTCCGAAGTGATCGCCGTCGCAGCGCCCACCACGATCTTCGCGGCAGGTGCCGCTTGGGGCGCGGTCAAGCACGCCTTGAACGGTACCCGCCAGGACGTGCGTGACATCAAGTCGTCCGTGCAGAAGCTGGACGACCGGCTGCGGTCGGTCGAAGTGGATGTGTCCTACCTCAAGGGACAGAGCGACGTTCGCTAGGTCTTGACAAGAGATCTAGCGAACGATAAGTTGAAGCGCAAGCTCGTGTGGCTTGCACTTAGGAGGATTCGGTGCGTGTAGCCTACTTCGACTTGGAAACCACGGATCTACGGGCGGACATTGGCCGTATCCTGATCGGCTCCATCCTGTGCCACGACGGCCAACTCGTCACGTTCCGCCAGGACGTGGTGGCCAAGAAGAAGAGAACCGACTATGCGGACGATGGGGAGATCGCAAAGCTGATCCGAGACGTGTTGGAAAAACACGACCTCCTCATCGCATGGAACGGGAAAGGCTTCGACATTCCCTTCCTGAACACCCGCCTCGTCCAGAACGGCCACCGTAGACTCCTCCCGAAGCTCTTCCTCGATCCTAAATGGTACATGCAAGGCTGGCGCGGCCTCCTGCCTCGCAATGCCAAGCTCGACACCGCAGCCGAGTTTTTCCGTCTAGGAGAGCGGAAGATGAACATTCCCGTGGAGGTGTGGGCCAAAGCAGCCTGCGGCAACAAGGAAGCGATGGACACTCTCGTCGAACGTTGCGAGTCCGACGTTCGCATCCTGAAGGAGGCGACGGAGCGCATTCTGGCGTCGGGCGTCGTCAAGACCATTTCCGTGTACCCGTGAGGAGCGTATGAACCTGAACAACCTCCGCATGATCTTCACCGCCCTGCTCGGGATCGTCTCCAGTTTCGGCATCCTGCCCGAGCAGGTCGTCGTGCTGCTCCGCGACAACGCAGAGCATGTCGTCGGCTTCATCCTGCTCGTCTGGTCGATCTTCATCTTCTACCGGAACAGGAAGGAACGCTCCAATGAACGCCCGTGACGTTGCCATGGCGCAAGAAGCCACAGGGACGAACACCTACGCCCTGTGCAACGCCATCGACACGATCCTGCCCGTGCTCCATTACCTGCGGGATCGCACATCAAGCCTCAAGTTTTGGGTGAAGCTCGGCCTCTCGATTGCCATCGGCGCGCTAGAAGGCTACCGCCGTGTAGTCTGCAGCACCGAGTAAACTATGTCCGCTCGTTTTTATCTCAAGGAAGGCGTCCAACTCTGCCTTCTCGATCCCAGGGTCGAGAAGGCGATTCCAACGATTTGCGCGGTTTGGGAGCGCCTGACCGGCGTTCCCCCGACGATCACGAGCGCCCGAGACGGCACCCATTCCCCGAACAGCCTGCACTACGAAGGGCGCGCCCTGGACTTCCGCACCCACGGGCTCAACCGTTCGCAACTCCTGGAACTGCGGGCGGAACTCAAGGAGGCGCTCGGGCCGGATTGGGACGTGGTGATCGAATCCACGCACCTGCATCTCGAACTTGACCGGAGAGCCGACGTGTGAGCCTCGTAGTCGCCTGCCTCGCCAGGAACGAAGCCGACCGCTTCTGGCGCTCCGCACTCGAAGCCTGGTCCGCGTTCGCGGACCGGATCGTCGTCTTGGACGACGACTCGGACGACGAACGCCAGGTCTACATCGCCGAAGAAGTTTGCGGTGACAAGCTCTTTTACTTCTTCCGAAACGCGCGTTCCACGGCCTGGGGCCAAGAATCGCCCGCGCGCGCAAAACTGTGGGAATTGGCGGAAGAGTTGAGCGAGCCGGGCGACTACATCTTCGTGCTCGACGCGGACATGACTCCAGCCCGCGATCCGCGCCCGCTGCTGCAGGCAGAGCCCGCAGCCGTGGCATTCCCGCTCTACGACCTTTGGGATACCAGGGTCGCAAAGCGACCCTGGTACCGGAGCGACTACTTCTGGCAGGGTCACCGCCATCCTCGCATCTGGCTCGTCCGTCGCCCGGACCAGTCGCCGGAAGGCGGCTGGTCCTGGAACGAGCGGGGCATCCATTGCGGTCACCTGCCGAGCAACCTCGCCTACGACCCTGCAAGGGTTGTGGTGGCGCCGCGCGAATACGCACTCTTGCATTACGCCTACTCCTCGCCTGCCCTCCGGCAGGCGAAAGCCGCTCGGTACGAAGCCGTGGCGGACAAACTCACCGACTTCGAGCGCGCCCACGCCCGCTCCATCCTCGATCCCGATCCGCCGATTTTCCCGCTCCCGTTCACGCCGGAACTCGTACTCCAACTCGCAACCTTGCCATGACCGACACTTCCATGGATACCATCTTCGATAACGTGCCCTGCGGCACGGACTGCATCGCCCCGTCCGACTGCCGCTACTACGGATGCAAACGCCAGAAAACTTCCCCCGCATACCCGGACTTTTGCAGCGGGCATTGCTGCTGCTTGACGCGAAAACTCAACGAGATCCGGTACGAGTTGGAACGAATCAAGAAGCTTCTCAGCGACTGAAGGACTCACTCGCATGTTTCGCGTCCTGGCGGGCGCCGTCACGAACGCCCCTCCCGAGATCCTCCGCGCCCATCTCGACACGATTCGATGGCAACAAGTCAACGACGTAGCCGTTGACTTGTGTTACATCGCAGATCCCGCGCTCCCGGAAGAAAGCGCGGAGGTGCTTTCTTCCGTGGCGCGTGTGCTGCCCGCCGAGCCCAAGCCCGCCGAAGCGGAGTACGCCATCACGTCCACGACGCACCACTGGACGATCCCCACGTTTCATTGGCTTGCCCGCGAGAAGCAACGGCTCCTCGACCTGGCGGTCGAGGAGCGGTACGATGCCGTGTGGCTCGTGGACAGCGACCTGCTCTGCGGGCCGGACACGCTCGCCTCGCTACTGGCTTC